AAATTTTGATTTACAAAATATTTTTAATAAAGGTTATCAACAATATGATATTTTTTTAAAAATCAATGATACTTCTGGCGACGGCTACATTGGGTTAAAATTTTATGATAGTTCAAATACTTTGATTACAGGTAGCGAATACGACCTTAGTGGATTGGAGTTAAAATCTGAAACAAGTTTTGATAGTACTTGGCGAACTGAGAACACTACACAAATTGCACCAATCTTGACAGGTGGTAATCCAAGCACAGGTGGAGGAGCTTTAGTTAGAATTTTTAATGCAGATGATTCAAGTAGCTTTACTTTTGTTACTTCACAATCATCCATGACAAATTCAAGTAATTTAAGAGGAACAAAAACAATAGGAGTACACCATACTGCTGAACAAATAACAGGTGTTAGATTTGCAGGTGTTTCTCATACCTACGATACAACTGCAACAATTTATGGAGTTAGATAATGGCAGGTAGTTTAATTTTAATTCAAGAAACAACAGTTAGTTCTGCAACTGCAACTGTTACATTAACAGGTATTGATAGCACTTTTGATGTTTACAAAGTTGTTTACGATAATGTTCAATGTGATACAGACGCCCAAAATTTTAGAATTAGAGTAACAAAAAGTGGTAGTGCTGATACAACTTCTAATTACGACCAAGCCTATAAAAAATTAGATAGTAGTACAACTTTTGGCAATAGGTCAAATACCAATCAATCATATTGGGAAACAGAAGAATTAGGAACTGCAACACAAGAGCAAAATAATGGTGTTTTATATTTATTTAATTTTAACAATTCAAGTGAATATAGTTTTATCACTCTTGAAGAAAGCACTTTTAATACTTCACAAACATTAACAGGTAGGCAGGGTGGTGCTGTTCATACAGTTGAAAGTGCTAGTGATGGAATACAATTCTTTATGGAGAGTGGCAACATAGCTAGTGGAACATTTAAGTTGTATGGACTTGTTAAATAAATTTTTGATGTATAACTACGTTTAAATCTAAGGGACGTATATTACAAAAGTTATAATTACACCATGGCAACAAAAGAAGAACTACAAACACAAGCAGATGCGGAGATAGAGGCAGCAAAACCTTTATACAAGCAAGTTAATGATGAGAGAATGGAGTTCTCTGATGCAGATTATGACCAGGCTAAAATTGATTTAGGTAATTCTAAGTGGGATGAACAGCAATATGGTTACATTGCTGCAAGACAAGAGGCTTACGGATCGCTTGCAGATCAAATGGATATGCAGTACTGGGACGCAGTAAATAGCACTACAACCTGGCAAGATCACGTAGCTAAAGTTAAATCAGATAATCCAAAACCTGCATAAATCACTTATGATATAATCCATAAATGGATTATATTATTGGGTTTTTATTAGGTTATTTTATAAGAACATTTATAAATTATTTAAATAGTTTAGTTGATATAAAAGTACCAGACAATTATAAAGAAGAAGATTGGGATTGGATTGCATGAATAATTTACCTGTGTCAAATGGATTTACACAAAAAGAAATGTTATTCATGATCATTGAGGGCCAAAAAGAAATAAACGAAAGAATAGATTTATTACACGAAAAAGTAAATAGTAAAATTTCCAGGCAAGAATTGTTTGGATGGATTGTTGCGGTCGGTGCGTTATCAGCACTTGTTGGCAACTTAATGTAAAGGAGAATATATGGATTGTTGTGGACAAGGGTGCTGTTCAGGAGGATAAGCAATTACTTTAGAATACTATTAGTTACTGTACTACTCGTACCTATACCTGTATTTGCTAACGAAGAACAAACTACTACAACTACTACTACAACCACTACGACTACCATTCCTGGTGAAGTAGAAGAAATAGAAACATTTGATGGACCAGAAGAAACTACTACGACTACAACTGTTCCAGAAGATAACACTACTACAACTACGACCACTACAACTACTACGACAATACCTGAATGGGAACAATCAACAGATATAGAATTACCTGAAGATGAATTAGATAGTCAAGGTAATGAGGTTGAAAACAATATACAGATAGACAGTAATCATAGTAACGGTAATTGGTCTTGTTGTGGTATGACAGACTTTCACATGAATTTACATTACTTTCAACATGGCAACGATAGTAATGATTACACATTTACACTACCTGAAACCACGACAGTAGAAGAAGAAGAGCTAGATATAGATATATATGAAGTTGGTTTTAGAATTGGTGCATTAAACAATGATGGCACAGTTACATATACACACACTGATGAAACAACACAAGTAAATGTGATTGAGGGCCAAGATAATACAGATATAGAAAACATGTTTGAAGATGTTGTTTACAATATATACGACACATTAGAAACATTTATAGAAAGTTTTACAATAACAATTAATGACTGGTCTTTGCTTGATGACATATCATTTAAATATATACAACCAACTACTACTACTACTACTACTACATTACCTCCACCTCCAGAGCCTGAACCAGAACCAGAACCAGAGCCTGAACCAGAACCAGAGCCTGAAATATTTGTTGTCATACTTGATAATGGTGAAGAGGCAGAGTATGAGCAACATGAGATTGATGACGGAACAGTAGAACGAGACAATGAAAGAAAAAAGAATTATGAGATATATGGTGTAGAATTAACTGACGAACAAATAGAACGAGGAGATTTAGAAAATTATGACATCGAGATCATTGAGGAACAAGACATGGGAGAAGTCGGAGAAGAGTTTTACGATGATGTTGATGTACCTGACATTATGGAGATTGAACTTACTGAAGAAGAACTTGAAAGAGAAACTAAGATTCTTGAAATTAAAGAGACAGTTGAAATTTTTACGTTTGAAGATGAAGAGGAGTTGGAGAATTTTGTTGAGACGATTATTGAAGTCGAAGAATTTTTACAAGACTTTGAAGAAGTAGAAATTGTAATTATAGAGGACATAGAAGAAATAGAAATAGATATAGATGATTGGGACACAGAGTTTGAAGAGATAGAAGAAGATGAGTTGGACGAAAATATACCAGGAGATGACACCAAAACAACGGAAGAGATTCAAGAAGAAGATGTCAAAGAGACTGAAGAGTTAGAAGAAGTTATAGAGATAGATATAGAAGATGATTTATCTGATGAAGAAATAGAAGAAGTCATAGATCAGTATGTAGAAGAATTAGATACAGAAGAAGTAGTCGAAGTCTTAGAAGAAGTTAATGATATAGGTGTGCAAAATCTAGAACAAGCTACAGAGGAAGTACAAGAGATAGTACAAGCAGTTGTAGAAGAGGCCATAGAAGAGATAGATAATTTGACAGAAGAACAAGTTGAAGTAGTAGCAGAAGTATTACAGGTACAAACAGAAGATGTAGAAATTATTGCAGAGGCTATAAAAGAAGATGAAGTTATTGCAGATGCGGTTGAAGTTTATGTAGAACGTGCAGTAGAAAATGCAGACGTAGAGGATTATACACTTGCTGATGTTGTTGTTGAGGTCCAGATAGAAGAATTTATATCTAATCCAATAGGTACTTTAGTAGATGTCGATTTGTCTGATGTGGTAATATCAGATATAGGACAAGATATGACACAAGATCAACGTGAAAAAGCACAAGAAGTTGTTATACCAGTGATCATTACAAGGATTGCTAGCTTGGCATCTATGCTGTTGACAAGGAGAGTATGATAAAAAAGATAATTGATTATATTGTTGAGGCAATAAAAGAAACATTAAATTTGTCATGGACACTTGTCGGTTTAATTATTGCAACGCTTACATTAACGGGAAGTGCGCAACAAATTACAGGATTAGCTACAGTAATAACATTAGTTGTGTGGCTATTGACTATAAGGTTTAGGAAATAGTATGTGGTTTGACGATGTTTTAATAGATGATATTGATGACGAATTAGATAGAGCTAATTTAGAATTAGATAGAATGAGAGAAGAATCTGAATGCACTACATTCAAAAGAAATGGTACTTATGTAACTATATGTAACTGTAAGTACGGAGTACATTCACATCGAGGAGTATAAATGAAACTGACAGTAGTAAGAACACAATTTGGAACTGATGCAACTAACGGTATCTTATTAATTGATGGTGTATTTGAATGTTATACACTTGAAGATCAATACCAAGCAGTAAAAGTTATGCATGAAACTTGTATACCAGAGGGTATATACAATTTAGAATTTAGAAAGACAGGTGGCTTTCATGCAAAGTATTCAGAAAGATATAAGAATGCACACTATGGTATGTTGCACGTACAAGATGTACCAAACTTTACTTACATATTGATACACACTGGAAACACCGATGAGCATACTTCAGGTTGTCTTATTGTAGGAGAAACTCAACAAGATTTAGAAATATCAAAAGATGGATTTATTGGTTCTAGTACAGTAGCTTACAAAAAAATGTATGCAAAGGTAGCTAACCAATTATTACAAGGCAAGAAAGTAACAATAGAATACACAACTATAAATAAAATACTTGATAAACCTGCAGAGCAATCAGATACATACGAAAAATTACAAGAGATAAGCGGTGAGTTAAAAATTTTAAACGCAAAACTGGATGGAAAGGACATTGTATAATGGCATACGGTTACGGTAAAAAGAAAAAGAAAAAAACCAAGCGTAAAAAGAAAATGAAATATTAAGGATATATACGAAAGTAGATTGTCCTAAATGTAGATTACCTCTTTACAAAAAAGAGATCGGATTTGTGTGCATAAATAAACAATGCAAACATTATAATAAAAAACAATTTTAATGTCATATTTATGTACTATACTAAGGTTATGAATATCTTTAGTAAAGATAAAAGAGCAAGAAACAAGGACGGTACGTTTAAAACAGATGTATGGTGGACTCCTTGGTCAGACGCATGGGAGTATAAATTGAGTGATGACTTAAAAGATATGCTAGAGCGTACTGCCTGGACATTCATCGAGGCATTTATAGGCGCATTAGTAGTAGCACCATTGGCCGGAGTTGAGGCAGAATCTATTCAGCTAGCAGCAATAGCAGGTGGTGGCGCAGCATTAGCAGTCGTAAAGACTTATGCTAAAAAGCAAATTACAAAATAATATAACAATATAGAAAGGTGGTTTTCTATGAGTAAAAAGAAAACTCAAACTAAGTTGGAAGAACTTACGGAGAGTCAACAGGACGTAGCACACAACGAAAAGAGTCCTATACCTACACATCCACAAGGTTGGGAACCTGGTGTTACCTTTAGTCATGACAAGAAAAAAGGTACGATAACATCTAGACCTACGACAAATTCTAATCCAGAGTTTTCTGACTTATTACAAGAGTGGGGATTTGATCCAAATCATTACACAATACTAGACAACACATTGCAAGTAAGAACCTGGGATATGAATATGGGCCAGGGAAATATACAACAAGCATGGTATTATCGTGCCACTGTTGTAGCAAATGACTTAGCATTATCAGATAAAGAATATGATAAATTATTAAAGTGGATACAATCACATAAAAGAAAACCTAAACCAAAAATTAAAAATCCTAAGCGATCTTTTTTTGTAGCCATATCAGATTTACAATTAGGTAAGCGTGATGGTGGTGGCACAGAGGCTATCGTAGAAAGATTTTTAGATAAGATAGATAAAGTAAAAGAGCGATATGAATTTTTACGCAAAGCAGGAATGGAGTTTAATCAACTTACCATAGTGGGATTAGGTGATATTGTCGAGGGGTGCGTAGGATTCTATCCGGATCAAACCTTTTCAGTCGAGTTGGATAACAGATCACAAATTAAAGTTGCAAGAAAACTTATCGCCAAAGCATTAGTAGAGTGGTCTAAAGATTTTGATTTAGTTGTAGTAGGCGCAGTCCCCGGAAATCATGGTACTAAAAGAGTGGCCAAAGGAGTAGCACCTACAGGTGATATGGACAACTCTGACCTTGAAGTCTTTGAACAATTAGGTGAAATATTTGCACAGAATAAAACATATAAACATATTAAGTTTGTTATACCAGATGAACCACATTTAACATTTAATATTTGTGGAACCGTCTGTAGTTTTACGCATGGCCATGCTATTGGTATGGGAGGGGGAACACCAGAGACAAAAGTTATGAAATGGTGGAGAGACCAAGCGTTTGGATGGCAACATCCTGGCGATTCTAAAATTCTTGTAAGTGGTCATTACCATCATTACATACACAAAACTGATCCTCGTAGTTGGTTCCAAGTACCATCACTTGATGAGTCAACTTGGTTTAAACATCAGACAGGTAAGTCAACACAACAAGGATTATTTACCATGGTAATTGAAGATACAGAAAGGGGATACAGCAATGCAGAAGTCGTATGATGGTATGTTTGCAGACAAACAAAAATTAAAAGAGTGGGCTTTAGATTTACACAATAGTCTAGGTGGTTTTAAAGCAACTATAGGTAGGGAGCTTAGTGCTTATGATATGCAGAAAGTAAAATCATCATGTGAGGTTTTTGTTTTACAGTGGAACACACAGATGTTACAAGCAATTAAAGATGCAGAAGAAGAATAAAAAAAGAGGTCTGTTGCCAGACCTCTTTTAACCTATCGTCTAATTCAATACTTGGAGGTACATCATTTTTCGATAGTTAATTATACCATATAATTTATATAAGAGGTTGATTTTTTTTTTAAAAATATATATTATGAAATTATGAATAAACAAGTATCAATTATGTTTACAGACACAAGTGTAAGAG